TGCAGCTGGATTTCCATGCATTTGAGCATAAGCCAATCTTGCTTTCATCATGGCTCTGTTAGCATTATTTTCATCTTCTTGAGAGATTAAACCACCTTCTTGCATTTTTTGCTTTTTTCTCAGCTTCTTGTTTTTTAGTGGATATTCATCTACATAATTTGCTTCTGGAAAATTATAATCTTGTCCTGGTTGCATCATCATACCTGTCCCTACATTTGGTTGTGCCCATACGGGATAGTTAACTCCTTGCATAGTAATTTGATTACCGGGTATTCTAGTATTCTGACCAGGATATTTCCATTGACCCATAGGATCATATATAATATCATTAGGTTTAGATAATTGCTTTTTATTATTTAAATTTTTTGTAGCAGTCTGTAAAACTTTTTTATTTGTCATCTGTTTGAAATTTGATTTTTAACATTAGTAAATTTAACTACCATATTGATATTATTAGAAATATCTTTTCTTAAATATAAAAAGTTTAAATAGTGTCTAAACTTTTTTCTTTGTAATAAACTTTTATTAATATCTAAATTAGAAGGATTTAAAAGTTTGATATATCCATTAGGTTCTGTAACCCATAAATTCTCTTGATTGTAATTACCTAACAATTGAGTAGTTCCTGTAATTAAAGGTCCTGTTGGTGGATATAAACTACCAATAGGTAATTCTCCTCTATCTTTAGTAATATCCCAGAATTGATTAAATCTATATTTGTTTTCTTCTTTTGAAAATAATATATCAAATCCTACAGAAGGAATTAAAGTAGGTTCAATAGGAATAGAATTATTAAGTTTTGGGTATTGTAAACTTAATACTACATTATTTTTAGGAAAAATATTTAAATTAAGATAACCAGATACTTGTTCCATATTAAATAAAACTGCTTTATCAAAATTAGAATCTAATACTTGATACTGATCTACACAATTAATACTTCTTTTATAACATTCTAAAATGTATTCTACTGATTTTAAAGTAGTTATAGATTGACCTGTAATTATAGGTAATTCAATTTCAAAAGGATAATTTATTCCATAATAATTACAAAAACTATTGCAAGTATTATTATGTTTCCAACTTGCATTTTTTTGAGTTGTAAGAAAAGTACTTTTAGTAGAAATTACAAAATCAGGATGCCAGTCATGGTGACTTATCCAAAAGTTATTTTTAGGATCATAACTTACAGTCCAGGAAGCATTTTTAAATAAAGTAGTATCTCCTAATCTATATTTAGAATTTATATTATTATCTAATATAAAAAAGTCTCCTTGACCTTTGTAAAATACAATACCATTAATAATTAATTTAGACACTGTTACTAATGGTATGTAAGTAACTCTATTAACATAATTTGTTCTAAGACTATAATCTTTTTTACTAAAATATAAAATAGAATTAGTATTATCATATAAAGATTGAATACCTATACCTGCTACTGAATTATCTTGCCAAGGATACTCAGGAAAATCTTTAATAAGTTTATATGGTAAAAATAGATTAAACCACCATTTTAAACCTGATTGAGATATTTCTTTTAATCCAGAACCATAACTAAATATTTTACCTTGATTTTGAGATACATAAAATAAACCAGCAGGAGTATTTATAACACTTAATCTATTTTGTGATGAACCATATTCATAGGGTCTATCTGCATTAGTAACCTTTTGTCCAGGTTGTGAAAATAAACCTCCATCTCCAATAGTAATTTTTGTTCCAAGATCTGTTTGTAATTGATCTACACCCTGAAACATTAAAGGACTATCATTTTTAAAAGTAATAACTAAACCAGATTTATTAATAGATTTAACTCCAGATATTTGAGATATAAACTCTTTATAATTATTAGTTAAATATGTAAACCAAGAATCTTTAAAAGATTCTAATTGTTGAGGTAAAGAATAAATAATTCTATCAGGATAATAAGTATAACATAGTTGAGCTACTAAAGGATTGTAATAAGATGATTGTAAATTACCAGATGAAAAATATTGATTGTATAATTTACTAATGCTTAATGAGTAATCATATCTGTAAGTATTTCCTTTATCAATACTATCAGGATTTATATCAAACATTCTAACTAAATCAGTATACTTATTAGCATCATAATTTTTAGACCATTCATATTCTCCCATTTCTCTAAAATCTACAAGAACATCTGATTCTACAAAAAAGTCTTTAACTCCAGAAACAGTTAAATAAAAGAAAGCATCTTTTGCTCTAAATAAACCTGGATAATTTACTTGGTTAGGATCATTTTCATAATCATAATTATCATAATCTAATCTATAAAAATCACTTGGAAGACCTCCAGTTCCAGGAATAGGATTTAACCAGTTAGTAGGAGCTAAATTAGATAAATCATATTGTTTAGAATTTACCCAAAATCTAGGAGAAGGTATCATTTTATGAATATTATAATTATATTCAAAACCATTGGGTTGTTGATATAACCAATCATAAAACATAAACATTGTATTCTTTTCAGTATATCTATTTATAAAAGTATCTCCTCCAAAAAATACAGAACTTCTTTTAAGAATTTTTTGTGGTGGGACATTAACACAAGAAGGAGAAGAAAAGCCAATTGTATCTAAAGTATAGTTTTCTAATTTTTGTTCACAAGGAGTAATTACAATTTGTTTTACAGATTGTAATTGACCATATTGATTTTTAAGATTTACTTTTAATGCCGCATAATGACTAGCAATAGGCATAGTAAAAGAACCATCAATATCTTTAAAATCAGGAGCATCTATACCAGTAATAGAAATAGGATTTAAAGTATTTAAATTTACAACTCCTTTTTGTACAACATTTCCTAAAGTAGTTAATGATTGATCAATATATTTACCTGTATTATCAGTGATATATTTAGGTCCTGTATTAGCATTACCAGCATTAGGACCAGACTTAGTTCTTATGACAACTGTATCAGATCTTTTAAGATTATTAATACTGTAGTTATTAGTAATGTTATTATTATTATAAGTAGGTACTTGCTGTATATTATTTTTTATATAAAAACTATCTTCTATTTTATATCTAAATATATCAGCACTATTATTACCTATCATGTTTGTATAAAAACCATAAGCAATCATTTGTAAAGCAAATTGATTATAAGGAATAATAGTAAGTATTAATTTTTGAGCTGTTTCAGCACCTTCAGAAAAATAATATAATAATTGATTTGATATTTGTAAAGTTCTAGTTATAGGGTCTAATTGTGACCATTTAGGTCTTGTATAACTATATGAAAGCCCTGCTACAGAAGATCCTCCTATTCCTATAAAAGGTACTATTGCAGCATCTAAAAGTGTATTCTGTGCATCTAACAAAGGAGTTCCTGCACCTACTATAGTACTTAATGTGTCAGCAGCAAAATTAAATCCTCCATTAAAATAAGATTCTAATGCTGTATTATAAACTGTATAAGCTACTTGAGTACTTACACCCGCGGCAAGTGCAGCTACTAATGCTACTCCAGCTGCATCTGTAGCATATCCTGGAGAAGTATAAGAAGGATTATTAATTGTATATTCACCTCTTATAGAAAGAAAAGCTTCTATTAAACCTGCTAAAAACATAGGTCCTAATGCAAAATCAGCCAATAATTTAAATTCAGGATGTTGACTAGGATTAATAAATTGTTGAGTAGCACTTCCTCTTAAATAACCATAAACTTTTAATTCAGTATTAGATAAAAAAGGATTTCTAAACATTGTATCCGGAGAATGAAAAGAAAGTATTTCTCTTGGAATACTTTGCTTATCTACTTTATCACCAGACTTATCATTAGCTTGTGGAATCTTAAAATAAGGATCATTATATTGATAATTATGATTATTTATGTTATTATTATTATAATGAGGAAATATAGTATTAAAAGGATAATTAGCATACAATCCTTTTCTTATTGTTTGTGAAGAAAATCCTGTTCCAGAAGCACCTTTTAAATTATAACTTCTAAAATTATTTAACATTCCTTTAGCAATAATAGATTTATTACCTTCTCTAGAACCTCTTAATATTTCATATCCTGTAATTCCTGGTATATCAACACCATCATTATCTTTAGGAATTATTATATTTTCAAAAAATACTCCCATTAACCTAATACTTAAATCATTAGTTTGATAATGATTGTTATTAGGTTTAAAGTGTACTGTATTATTACTTAAACAATTATCTGGAAATTTGTGATGTCTTATTGGTAATCCACATAAATCATATTCAGAACTAGGATTTGATTCTTTACCAGTCCAACAATGAAAACTAGAGTTCCATATTTCTGGTTGATGGTCTGGATATTTTTCAGTAGATTCCCAATAACCCATATCACCAGAAGCTATTACTATACCTCCATCTGGTAATGTATATTGAGTAGAATTAATATTAGGTGTAGCATTTGGTAATAAAGGTACTATGACATCTTGGGAAGCAGTATTAAATACTTGAAATACTGTATTATCTACTCTAAGAACATTTGGATTACCTATTGGAGAAGCTGTTTCTAATTGAGTAATAGAACCTGGAATAGTATAATTTCTAGAAACTCTTCCTGGAATATGATAAGAAGCTGTTTTATCTCCTGTATCATAAATCCATCTAATAAAATAAGAATAACTTTCATCTCTTAAATAACTACCTTTATTTCCACCATTTACATAATAAGCAGAAGGGTATTCTACAGAAGCCCATTTAGTTTTTATTAAATTAGCTAAAGGTTGATAATTAAAATCAAATTTAGAAGTTGGTCCTACTCTTAACAAATAATTATTAATTTCTGCTATTTGATCAGATTTTTCAAATACAGGAGATTGAATAGGGATAAATTCCAGAGGGACAGTGATTAAGTCATCTTTAATTTGATCTAAGGCAATAACATTTGTTTTAGTAGAATATATACCAATTTGTTTAGCAACAGTCCCTTGATTGATATTTTGAACTATTACTAATATAAACTCATCAAAGTTTACACTATCTGCTTCTACTAATAAAGATAAAGAACCTTGAACATCATTAACATTCCATATAGGTTGATTATTACTTTGAGAAAAATAATCTGATATTTTTTGACCTTTTATACTATATGCAATAGTAGCAAAATAAGTACCATTTCTAAGAGTACCTCCTTGAGTACCTAATGTTAAATTTAAACAAGGAGTCTTCATTAATCTAGCAAGTCTTATTGCATCACAATTAAGTTTATTTACAAAAGATACTGTTTCACAAACAGGCTCTATTACATTTGTTTTTTCAATCCATGCAACTCCAGGCCATAGTATATTTTGTGAAGGAATGGCTGGTATATTAGAATAATAATTTTGACCAATCCATTGAAAATCTGGTGTAGGCCATGTTTTAGGATCTCCTACATTTAAAAATCTATCCGGGTTTAAACCATCTGCCCAATATATTTGCCATGAACAATCTTCTGTTTCTCTGGATGCTCCTGAAATTAAATACCTTTTATCAAAATTTAAACAAGCATCTTGTACTATAGGTCTATATAAACATCTATCTTCTTCAAATAAACCTATTTCAGACATAACAGGTTCTCCAGTAGATTTATGTCCTGCTGTATAAATAATCCATTTATCAGAAAATAATTGTATTGCACCTATAATTCTTTTTTCTACTGCTGTGGCAATCATTGTTGTTCCAGTAGTAAAACATAAGTAATTAGAAGATTCATTAGATAGTGTACCTTGACCTCCTTCAAATGTATTATTACTAGCATTTCTGGCATGAGTCCACATACCATCTTGAACATAAGATGGATCAGCATCTTTATTAAGTCCTTTTATAAAATTATTAGTAATAACTTGAGTAGTATTTTGAATATTTTTTGCCATTAGATTGTTTTCTAAGTATTACTTTTAAACATATTATAATATTTATTGTATTGTGCTTTTCTATTAGTCCACCACATTTTTTCTAAATCTTTAAAATCAGGAGTATTAACTAAACTTAAAGCATTAGTCCTAGATGTTCTTAATCTTTGTTCTATTAAACCTAATCTTTGAGAAACATCTTCTCCATTCATATATAAATTTTCAAGTATTCTGTGTTTTAAAGCATACTCATAATATTCATTTAAAAGGTCATGATCTGGAACAAGTAAATTACCTTCTTCATCTTCCATTGCACCTTGATACTCTATGTATACATTACCAGTTTGAAATGTTACATATAAATAATTACTTTGCAACCAGCCATGATTTTCTGCATTATAAGATAAAGTAGGAGATTTACAATAAACATCTTTAGAAGCTTTCATTTTTAATGGCATCAAATGTTTATAAGTTCTAACAGCACCTGTTTTTATAATTTGAGTTAATTGATAACTTTCACCATGACAATTTACAGTTATATTTGGTGTAACACATTCATTTTCAACAGGTGTACTACAAGGTTCTACATCATCTGGAAAAGGTGTATAAGGTATTTCTTGCATAGTAGTACCACTTGCTAATCCGTCATAACCTACATTTTCAGTATATTTTCCACAAATCATAGCATTATTAAGCACATAAAAATCATCTGGTAATTTAACTTTACCATGAGATATTTCTAATATTACTTCCTTTGTTTGATTAACTTTTAAACCTAAATCATAATTAATTTTTTTAACTAATTTAATTAATTGTTGAGGTTCAATCATATTTTCAAGAGCAAATGTATTGAAATCAATAGTTACATCTTCTAATAATTGATTAAAAGTTCTATATTTAAGTGTGTAGTTAGACATATTATCTTAGTATATTTTGACCATCATCACTTCCATCAGAAGGTATTTGCATAGACAAGGTTAATTCTTTTATTACAAATTGTTCTACTTCAGAAAATAAATATTCTGGTATATTTAAAGGTCTATTTTGATAAATTTCACATTCAACATCTGTATTACAATTATCTACATTATTTTCAAAAATAGCTTCTATTCTTAAAGCTTCCCAATCTACATTAGGAGTAAATAAATAATCATTTAAAATCCAAAAATATTTATTTTTATTATATTTAAAAGTAGTAGATTTAGTCATAGAAGACCAAGTGCCAGGATCAGTTCTAAACATTTCTATATAACCATCAATAGAAGATACAGTTCTAATAAGTGGTCCAAATACTCCATTTAAAATAGAAGGAAGTTTATCTTTAGATCTTTTAAAATAACATTCTGAATATACTCCTATACAACCAGCATCAATTCTATCTACATCAATCAATTCAATATATGGTAATACTGAAAATATAGAACTTATTTTCATTAATTTAAATTTATCATCTTCTCTTTTAATTAAAGATTTAGCATATTTAGTTATTGCAAAATATATAGTTCTATCTGTTAAAAAAGAATCTTCTTTAACAGCTTTTAAAACGTTTCTTATTCTTGATGTTGATTCTCCTATAGTGTTCATAATTCAAATTCATTATAAGTTTTTAAACTTTCTTTATTTCTTGCACTCATCATGTTTTTATATACATTTTTAGTATATTCACTTTTTATTCTTTGACTAGCAACTACTTGTATATATTTACTCCAATTTTCAGAATAAGATTTACTAACTGCTCTTGTAAATTTCCTACAAGAGTTAAGACCCCAGTATTCTCTATTTAACATTTTTATTTTAGGAGCTATTGTACTATAAAATATTTTTGCTAATTTACCATCTGTATCCCAATTTTTGTTAAGTACTTTAACTCCATATTGAATTGATTTAGCAAAGTTTACATTTCGATCTCCTAAATACTCACATGTTCCTATGAATAACCACCCTAATGATTCTGGTAAAGCTACTCCATCTCTATTATCTATTACTGTTTGAAAAACAGTTTCATTAAAAGTTTTAATTACTGATTGTATAGTTCTTACATCTACATCTTTATATCTAGGATATTTATCTTTAAAAGATTTATAAAAATTATCATCTGTAATAGTATAAGCTTTATTTCTAAATCTTGGTTTATTGAGGTCTGGTTTGTTAATAAACGGCATAGTATAATATAATAAAAATTAATGATTTAAGCAAATATACTAAAAAAACAAAACCCCCACAACTGTGAGGGCATCGCCGCATTATTACAAGAAACCAACAAACTTGCAATATTTTATTTTAATAAAGGTTAAACAGTAAATGTTCTTACAGCTCTTACTGCATAGTTCGCATTAAACTGAGAAGCTGACACTCCATAAAAATCAGAGCGATTAAATGCACCGTCAGCAGTGGGCAATGTGCTAGTCCAATATCCTATACTAGTAAGAATAGAAGTACTACCAGGTGGTAAAGTAAAAGTGCTAAAGCTTCTTGTTACTGCGTAACTGAAGAAAAAAGCTATTTCCCGTAAAGAGGGTAAATACCAATCATTTTTTAAATTTCTGACTGATTGTGAACAAAGTATAGCTGCAGTTTTAGAGCCCGAAGCAACTAAATTTACTGTATTAGTTTCCCCATCCCAAATGTTTGTAACAACTGGTGTAGTTTCAACACCAAAGATAGTACCAGCTGATAAATCTTCTGTGTCAACAACTATATAATGTTGTACTCCTGATACTAAATATCTATGGCAAATAATACCGCCTGCAGAAACAACATAATCACCAATTTCATATAAATAACTAGTTGCTATCATAGGAACTATTGCACTACAAAAATATTCTGTAATTATGTTAAGTACTTCACTTACTGGTGTATTTGGAGTAACAATAGTAAATGAATTACAAATTATAGGATCACCTGTATATATAATACATTCTGCATCAAATATTTCAGAACATTTTTGTGGATTAGCACATCCTATTGGTGTAGGACAAGGAGCTGGTGTTGTCATCATATTATCTTGACATCCACAATTTACAATAGCACAATTAGACATAATTTATATTTTAAGAACAAGGTGTTGATTTAATATCTGTTGTACAAGGACTTACATAAGCCATCATACCATCTAAGGACATCCATCCAAAACCTCCTGAATTATCGGGTTCTCCTGAATCACAATCAAAAGGATAAACTTCAGCAGTATAATAAGTAGCTGTTAAAGATTGAGTACCAACAGTAGCATTACCTGCAATTTCACTACCTACTCTTGCAAATTGAGGTACTTTATCACCTGCATTAACTCTTGATACTAAAGTATTTAAAACACTTGTACCTGTAATATTACCTAATTTTCCACCAGCAGAATACTCGTTATCTTTTAAAAATTGAAGAACTAATTTTTTATCAGGAGTAATCCATATTTTTAATACATTAGTTAACATAACACTATCATTAGTACTTAATTTTACAAATCTAACACTAGTAACATAATTACTTTGTACTAAAAATTCAAACTGAGTATCTGAATTTAAAACTGTATTAGGAATAACTGATACATTTTTATTAAAAGTTATTGAACCACCTGCATTAACATTTACTCCTCCTACTCCATCATAAGGTTCTACAGTAGTTACACTAGCATAAGTATCATTTGATCCATAATCCCAGTTTAAAGCAGAACCACCATTCTTTAACGGAATCATTAACATGCCTCTAAAATGAACTACATTACCTATTCTTCTACATCTAGGTCTATAAGCAATATCTGAATTACCAGTATAAAAATCAAATCCATGTAAATTAACCCATCCTGTATCTTGAATTTTAGCAGATAAAACATTACCTGCTAAAGTTAAATCTATACTAGGAGTATCAGTTACAGTTATATTATCTGATGAAGAAGCATTATATATATCACATATTACTAACCAAAGATTGTTAATAGCTTCTGCTACATTATTAGTATTTACTACAGGACTCCATTTACCAAGATATAATTGAGAATAAGTTTGTGCAGGATTAGATAGTGTAGAATCACCATCACTTATACATTGAGAAGTAACAGCAGCTACTACAGAAGCAGGAGATCCTACTGCTGTAAGTAAAGCACAATACCCATTATTAGAATTATTATATAAAGCATTTAAAGCTTCTTGTAGATTATAAACTCCTGGAGTAAGAACACAAGATACTGATATACTAGGTAAAGTATAAGTAGGTAAATTATCAATTTGTTGTTGTAAATCAGTAAGGGTGACATTAATGCGATCAATAGAAGTATTAATAATATCAATTTGATCTACAATAGAACATACTTTTGTAGCAATTAATTTAACATAATCAATTAACTGCATAGTAGATTGATTACCTACAATAAAGCAAGGTTCTACACTTACTACACAATCTGGACAATTATCCTGATTTTTAGGTACATCAGGAGTAACACCATTAAGTTCACATACTTTATTAATAAGTAATTGAATTAATGTTTGAAAATCTTTTGGTGGACAAGCAGTTAAGTTTATACAAGCTAAATCATAATTAGATACATTTAATTGATCTAATATTGTACATAATTCAGTAGCTAAACTAAATATTACTTCAGAAATAGAATCTCCTTTACATAACTTAATACAAGGAATAGCTCGTCCTTGCCAAATAACACAATTACTTGATATTGGACTACAAGGTCTATTATCTAAATTTAATGGTTTCATATTATAATATAAGTATTATTAATGACAATTACAAATTTTAATATTAATGACAATTACAATCAGGAATATTATCACAACAGTTTTGAATTAAAGTACAATTATAATCAGCATCCTTACTACCTTGTAAATCAGCTAATTCTTTTTTAATCATCCATTTTTGATTATTTTCATCATTAGGACAACAATTGCTTATTCCATATCTTTTTTCAAGAACTTGTTTATATATAATTTCTGAAGAATTGCAAGCATATTTTTCATATTTTTCTATATTACAAGTAAGATTAAAATAACCAGGTTTTATAAATCTTTTTTTATAAATTACAGGAGGACATATTTGATCTACACAATTACCATAATAAATTACAGATGAATTAAGAGGTAAATCATTCCATTTAATTAAACATACTTTTGCACTAGTTATTCCGGGTTGTATAGTAATAGATTGTATAGTAAGATCACAATCTAAATAAGTATAAGTAAAAGCAAAATTACCATTGTTAGTTATTGTACTACATACACAAGGTATATTAATTAAACATTCTTCACAATCATCATAAATAAGATTGACTATAACTGTTTCTACATTTGAATGTAAAGTAGTAATTGCAACTGTCCAACAACTATCACAATTTTTTATTGTAATTGTATTATTTAAATAAGCATTTAAATTAACAGTAGTAATAATAAATATATCATCATCTAAACAATTTGTCAATTTATAATAAATTGCTTTACAAGCACTACAATTATTATAAGTATCAACAATTTCTATTAATTGAGTATTAGGGGGAATATAATTAATTTCTTCTACATTCCAACACCCACCACATTCTAATTTAACAGTTTTACTTACATAATTAGAATAATTTTCTGTACTATATTTTATTAATAATGAATTATCACAATTTATAAATTTATAAGCAATAATAGGTAAACATGAAATACAATCTTCAAATACTTGTGATACTGTAACATCAATTGGACATTGACAATCAGAATTTAAAGATTTACTTACAACCCAACATCCATCATGTCCTACTAATTCTACTACTGAACTACTACCTATATATTGAGATAAAATTTGATTATTAGTATATAATATTTCATCTGTACTACAATTAGTAAGTTTTATACAAAGATCTGGACATTCATTATCAATACAATTACCATTTTCAACAATAGAATATTGCCCTGTTACACCTCTAACTAAAGGATAATTTATAGAACAAAATTTAGCTGATCCAAATGTTTTAACTAAATTTCCATCACAATCTAAATACTGAATTTTAGAAGCATTACCAACTATTTCATAACATTTACAATCACAAGGATCTTCTACGGCATTAAAGGTTACAGCAACAACATTATCACAAACACCTTCATTTAAAGTTACATAAAAAGTATCATCAACAATTCCACCTCCTGCATTAATACTTATAAACTGATTTAAATATGCTGAAAGATTAGTATTAGTATTTCCTATAGTACCACTACAACCATATAAAGTATAACAACTACTATCACATTCAGGACATTCTTTAACATAAAGACTACAATTTGTGTTAAGTAATGTTAATGTGTTATAAGTAACATCTTCAGTATAAGTAGGAGCAGTAGGTAAGTTATCATAATCATTAAAATTTAAAATAGGAGCTGTTCCTATATCAAATGTTTCTATTGAATAACATACATTTTTTAAACCATTTACTTCAATTCCCAAATAAGAATAAACTCCTGGATTTAAACCACTATTAAGCCGTTTAAAATACAAAACAGTATTATCACAACAAGAAGTAAACTTTAAAAAAAGAATTAATGGAGGCATTATTTAGGGGTAGTTATAGGTTTAACAGGTTTATTTATACAATTAGTACATCCTTGAGTACCATTTGGAAAAGTTCTTTTTTGACAACTACAGCCTAAAGATATATTACAGTTAGGGCATTTTGACATATAATTTGGTTTAAAAAATTAACAATGTGAACAATTCATTTTATTAAGCAATTTTAAAGCATAATTATATAACACCATTCCTTTTTGAGGTTCATGACAAAATTCTACTTTTGATTTTGCAGCTTCTAAATACATTTTAATTAATCTAAGTTCTTCTAATTTTTTCTTAATTAAAGAAGGAGGATCACAAGCACTTATATCTATATCACATAAAATTTTGTAATATTTATTCATTGCTATAGAAGTTCTTAAATAATTGTATTCAACATATACTTGATCATTTGGCGATACACTGTATTTAATAATATAAATTCCATCTGGTATATTTACATGTTGAGTATCACAATCTTCCACTTGTAATTGTAAATCACATGCTGTAAGTGTAATATGCCCTGTATCCTTAAAATCAACCATTACAGCACCTTCTATTTGATTAGAGTAGGTAAACCCAGGAACAGTTATATTAAGAGTAGGACAAGAAACAGTAACAGTATCTAAATAAACACTTGTATCAAATATTTTTAATATACAAGGATTTATTACAAAAGGAATTTCTAAACTTAAAACATGATTTGCCATAATATCTTTATAAAAAAAAGGAGAGGAGTTATTAACCCAACTCCTTTTTCTAGTTTAATTGTTTAATTTTTGTTTAATTACTACACTAAAGGCGTAGCAGGGAAATAGATTACATTTGAACATGCTGTTGAACAAGTGAATTTTTCAAAATCACATAAACCACAACCATCCTGAATTGCATCTGCTAAAGTGTTAAAAGCTGTTAATTCAACTAAAGAAACAATTTGCAACAAATATTGATCAGAATCAAAAGTTCCAGAAGGATTACTATGACGAGGAACACTATGTTGAATATAACTACCCCAATACAAACTATTACGATTAATAGCTTCTACAATTTGATTTCCTTGTGTAATCTCTCTAATTCTTAAATCAGAATGTAAAAAGTTTTGTCTGTATGATTCAGATAAAGTAATATCACGTAATACAGTTTCTCCAAGACCATTAGCCTGAGTAGCTAAACATTGGTGTACTATACAAAGACCTTCAAATTCACAAGGATTACCATTTAAATCTAATTCAGAAGCATACAATTTAACAGGTTCTGTTTCATAAAAATCTGATATTTGAAAAGTACAATCACCAAATTTAGTATCAACATAAGCACCATTAAAGATCATACCAGCACATTTACCATCAATGTGACCATTACTTACATAATTATTCCAAGTGTTTCCACCAGCAATAGCTAAATCAGCCGCAGATGTACCTGGTGCATACCAAAGCAATCCTGTTTCATCTTGAATAACAATTTGAAGAAAAGGATTTATCAATGCATAATTTAAAATTCCATTAGCCCAGTTAATAAATACTGTTGTTGAATCTACTGCTACAGGAGCAATAGCATCAGCAGGACAACATCCTGTATATGCTTCTGCTGTATAATAGGTATTACGTTCTAAATATCTCAATACAGGAGAACCTTTAATATCAACACGTAAATTGTATGTTTCACCACACATAAATTCTTTACAACAAGAAGCTCCACCAGAACCTGTAATAACATCTACATTAGCAGCTGTTACAGTAGAGATTGTATAAATTGCTAATGTACCCGGTACACCTGCTTGTGGTGTAATAGTTACTGTATCAGTAGCAGTATAACTTTTACCAAGACTTGCTATACCAGTTACAGTTGGAACACCTCCTGCAATTGTCACAAATAATGTTAATCCAGAACCTGTTCCTGTTACAGCAACTGTTTTTACTACAATAGCAGTAGCACTGTTAGTATAACCTACTCCAGGAGTACTTACTACACCTGTTAAAACACCTTCTCCAGCAGTCCAATAAGTAGAACCAATATGTAAAATTTCATTTTTAGGTGCACATGGTTGAACAGTATACATTCTAGAAATATACTTAGGATTAATCATTTTAGATTTATTGGTTTCTTGATAACCACCTTTAAAAGGTCCTATGTTATCATTTCCATAAATAGCAGAACCAGCTAAAACAAAAGGACAGCAAGCAGTTCCAGGAGTTGCAGGAGCTAATGATAAGTTTGTTTTTGGGTCAAATATTCCAACATAACCATTAGTTTGTTTACTAGGAGCAGCTGCTGAAAGTAAATTTAATAGATAAGTAGGACGACCAGCTGTTGTAAGAAATCCATTTTGGGTTGTTGAAAGTACAGAAGTACCATCTACCAAAGTAAAAGGTAAAGATGTTCTTGTTGTTCCTGTACCTAAAAAGGTTTTATGGAACGCATGATTAAAATAAGCCATTTTGTTTTTTGTTTTTAATTAATAAATATACATACATATCTTAATATAAGAAATATTCCTAATATAAACAAGTTATATCTAAAAATAAATTTTTTATATTTAATTATTTCTTTCAGCAGATCCAGAACCTCTTGAAAATTGATTTCCAGATTCAGTATCTCCAGCAATAATACTTACTGCTTCATCTATGATTAATTCTATAATATCATCTTTAAATTGACATTGAACTTCTACAATAGTTTGAAGATTAGTATAAGGATCTACACATCCTGTTATTTGAATTTTAATAGGTTGCTTATAGTATATTAAGTTAGCTTCTTCAATATTAAATTCTTCATTAGTATAGATGTTAACTGCTCCTCCTTTTAAAGTAGCAAATGTTTCAGCCCATTCAAAATTAGGTTGTTTAGATTTATCATTAAGCAAAAGATTAAGATTACCTTCTTCAGCAAGATATACATTCATTCTTCTTTGATCACAACAACCTTTTTTAGCAAAAGCATCTACTCTTTTCCATTGTAAGTATTCATCAGGAAGTATTCCATTGTAATAATACTTTTTATTAATTAAGGGTAAACTAAAAGTATCTAAAAGTACTTGTAAATCATCTTTTCTTCTGGTAGATTGTTCATCACCTTCTTTAACTTGATTAATACCATGAAGTTGTCTTCTAACCCATTCAACTTGAGCCTTATTAAAAGATTCAACTATTTGCCAACACTCTATATTATCATAATCCTGACTATCTAGTTTGTTAAGTCTTTGTTTTATTTTAATAGTAATAGTACTGTTTTGCATTTGTTATTTCTTTTTAGTTTTAACAACTTTTTTAATCACACCTCTACCTTTTAAAATATCAGCTTTAGTAACTTTACCATCTTTATTTAAATCTGGAAAACCACCTGTTTTACTTTTACCCTCAGATCTAGTCCAAGCAGCTGTACTTCCTCCTTTAGCCATTTTGTGATCAGAATCTTTCATTATACTACCATCTGGCATTATATGATAACCTTTTGGAATTTTAGTTTTCATAATTATTTCTTTTTAGCAGTTTTTGCAGATTTAACAAAATTTTGTTTAGTAGGAGCACCTTTAGTTCCGGGGGTTTTCATTGTTTCCCCAGAACCAGATGCTATTCTTTTTCTTTTTGCATGTATGTTAGCATACAATCCTTTCTTTGTCATCATTTAAAAGATTAACAATTCTTTTTTGTACCACCCATTTTAGCTTTTGGTACTGTAGTTTTTTTGACAGAACCTCCTTTTTGATAACCCAAACTTTTTGCAACACCATATCCAAGAGGTCCTAAAACACCAAATTTCATAGTTTCTTTTAATACATCCTTATATGGAAAAGGTTTTTTCTTAACTAGTGGAGTAGGTTTTTTAATAACAGTAGAAGATTTATTACCACTACCAACATTTATATTATTGTTAGAAGAAGAATTACCACTTTTTGAAACTTTAGCAGTTGACCCTCCTTTTTGATAACGCTTAATAGATGTGTTACCACTTCCAACACTAATGTTGTTATTAGAATTAGAATTACCACTTTTTGAAACAGTTGCTTTAGAAGAACTAGGACTAACCCGCTTTACAATTTTTTTCTTTTTGGGCATAATATCCCAAAGAGGATTAGGAGTTCTTATATTCCCTCCTTTTTGCATTTTTTTTATACTATTATTTTTTGAGTTTGTTTCTACTGCATTGTTACTTGATGAATTACCACTTTCTGAAACTGTAGCTTTTGATGTACCACCAGAACCACCTTGAGATGTAGATCCTGAATCAGCTTTTGAAGAAGTTGAATTAAATGTATTACCTGAATCAGAAGTTATATTTTTAGTAGTAGATGTACTTGGAGCGTATGTTCTAGACACTTTATCTCTTTTAGTTCCAAAAATTACGGCAACTCTATCAGCTCTAGCATTTCTTTTATCTGCAACAGATCCTTCACCTTCTATCTTTGATACCATAGCTTTAGTACGAGCTCTATCTATTTTTTTTTGTTGTCTATTATCAAAAGCTGAACCATCTTCTTGCATCTGTGATTGATTTGGTTTTTTCATAATAGGATCTCCTTTTTTCATAATAGGAGTATATCTATTTGCAAATTCAGTGGCATCTTTTTTAACTGTACTTTTTTTTGGTGTTTCCATTTTATTTTATGTTTAAGAGTTCCAATATTTTTCACAAGCAATTGTGAGGTCTTTTAAAATATCCTCATTTAAAGGATTTTTTAAATGTTCTAATACATCAGATACATTTCTTCCTAACATCATTCCTGTTTTAGTATGATAAATATATCCATCTGATTTATTAATAATATACTTAAAGAAAACTGAATCCCTAACAATAGCTTTAATTTTCAATGTTTCCATATCTAAACCTGCAATTTCCATAAAGGATTTAGTAGCACGTTCTTTGTTAGATTCTCCACCCTCTCCATTAATATAAAGATCCATATTCTCATATATGACATCTAAAGGAGTATTTTTCTTATATTGAGTACTATTAATATCTACTACTTTAGCAATATAAAATAGTTTAGAACTACTTTTATCAAATAATTTTTGAAGTTCTGATAAAGCTTTATTTCTTAATTTTTTATATTCAGTTCTTACTAATACAGTTTCTTCAATTTTATCTAAATAAAACTTAGGAGGAACAGCATAAGATCTTGCATCATCATAAGATTTAGCAATCATAGAAAAGCCACCTGCTTCAATTACACATAATTTAACTCTATCAAAAGGATTTGCTGAATTAAGATATACAGGTTCATTACCACATGATATTTCAATTTTATTCCAAAAACTTACATTATCTGGTTTAAGTATTTTTACTTTATTCCAAAAGTTTTCATCCTCTACATCTATTACATTAGCTGCAAGTTCTTTTTCTAATTCAGCTACTGAAATTCTAATTTGTTTTACTTTAGCTGCTTTATCATCAGCATTTAATAATCTAATTTCTGGAGCAAATTCATTTAATCCAGTAACATATCTTATTACACCATTAATTTCTAAACATGATACTTGTTCATTATGTGTAATACCATCATATAAACTCATATTATAGATTTCTAAACCCATATTTAAAACATCTTTGTCAAAAAAAGGTCTAATTGCAATTGCTGTTTTTTTTGTTGAACCTTTTCCGGTCTCAACCATTGTGAAATTTTCCATTGTTTTGTTGGTTTGTTATTTGTTAGTTATTAATTATTTTTTCTTTTTAATAGGGAATCCATTTTTATCATAACCTGGTTTACCTTTATATTTTTGTCTATCCATGTCTTTATCGGCTTGTTTAGCTATTTTTTGAGATATAGACGCACTTTTTTTATTACCTTTACTTAGATAATCTTCTGTTGCCATAACAGATCCTGTAAAAACATTTTTATAATGTTTAGTACTATCTGCTGTAGGTTTAACTATTTTAACAGTTCCTTTTTTAGGTGTTTTCATAATTACTTTATTATTTTGTTATCTCTAAATACTTATTATATTTTCTATCTAGGTACACTGTTGAATCTTTATAGAGTAAATTTAATACTTTTTTACTGTCAGTTGAAAAAAAGTGGTGATCTTACATATTTCAGTAAAATTACCACTCTCTTTATACAACCTTATTACTTCATTAACTGGTTATCTAGCTTTAGAAAGATCCTCCTGTAATAGGATTTTTCATTACAATTTTCAGGATCTTTGTTGGATCTTTAACCCAGATTGCAGGCATTGTCTGTGACATCATTACTCTGTATCCATTAAATTGACCAGAAGATTGGAATCCTTGACTACGACCCATGTAATCCATTGTTCCATTTTGATACCACCATTTCAATTGATTATCCCAAGATAATTTTAACAAGAAGATGTTATCATTAGTATTATCGGTAAGATCAAAAATGATGAATGAATAAGAAGACAATGGGAAACCATCTATTTGTGGATTTTCAATATCATTAGTATGAATATTATCAAATGCAGGATTCAATACAAATTTAACATTAGCCAAGAAAGGAATAACATAAGAAGTGTAAGCAAATCCAAAATTTAAATCCATTCCTTTACCTGTAATAGCACCGATGTCAGAAGCTTGAATTAATAATCCAGAAGACATTGCTTCACGTTTAATAGCTTCATTTACCAATCTCATACCACCCATTCCAGTTTGAACTATTAGAGAACGTTTAGGATCTGGACCTTGAAATTCAACTTTACCATTAAAGAAGTTATAAATTTCTCCACGGAATAAATCCAATGTAAAGTTATTTTTATTATAAATTCTTTTAAATGAATTATCTAATTGTTTCCAAAGACCTGTTGACAATCTAATATCATCAGGACCATCCTGAGTAATTCTACCACCATGACCCCACATTAAGTAAGTTTCAATGTCATTAGCAATTTTAGATAAGTGAGCAGCTTCCATTCCAGTAAGGAAAGTTCTTGACAAATCACCATTATCAAATGCTTTTTTAATTTTATCTTTACCTAACACTTTAATCATGTCTTCTAAAGAAGATATTGAAGGATCAATATTCTTATCAAAAGTTCTCCAGATTTCAGTTACAGGAACTGTACCATCTGCATTCATTCCTCCTTTGATCATTAAATCAGCACGAGAAGATACTGAATAATGAACATGAGCTTCTGCACCTCCTACAAAATTGTAAAATTCACGGAAACCTGTTTTTGTTTGAATGTCTGAGAATCTTTCTCCATATTCACCTCTTGCAGAACCTTTACGGAATACTTTAGTACCATTACTCAAATACTTATTATCTAAATATTTATAGTTTTGATTATTAACTAATCTAACAGTATAAATAAAGCCATCTCCTACAGGTAAAATATCTTCTGAAGGAACTACATAAAGCTCTGCTCCATTATATTTATCATAAGTAAAAATATCTCCAGCACCAAATTCTCTACGGTTTAATTTAACACGAAATGATGTACCATCAATACCTTTAAAAGCATTTTCTGATTCAATGTCTTCTGTAATATAAGGAAGATCATTAACAACAGGTGTCTGCCATTTATATTCTCCTCTTGCATTATCAACATTGATAACATTTTTACCACCAAAACTAGACATTTGATAAAGTGGCATTTCCACTTTTTGGGACATAGCCCATAGATCAACAGGACCTAAATCCATAGGTTCAGCATCTTTTAACATATTCACTAAGTGATATGAATCTACATGTGAACTTACGCTGTAAGAAGTATCTCTTAAAAAGATACCATTATTTAAAACAGGAGTACTCATTATTTATTGTTTAATTGTTACTTGTTAAAATTTTCTAAAAATGTTTCCAGGTTTAGAAATTGTTCTTTGTGTTGTTTTGTTAACATTTCTTGTGGTAGGTTCATCAACAATAACTGAATTACTAGTTTTTCTAGATTCTTCTGTTTTAAGTTGTCTTACTACTTTTTCTGTAGCTACTTTACCACCTTGTTCTTTTATTTTATTTTTATATCCTTCCGGATCTGCTAATAACCATAATGCTTCTGCAATAAGATCATGTCTTGGTTCTACAAACTGATACTTTTCAAGTAAATGTCCTAACATATTAGTAGGTCTACCAGAAATAGAAGAGTATTTAGGTTGTACTAAACCTGAATATAACATGTTTTGTACTTTTTTATCTAATTTAATACCATCTAATTCACCACCTATTAATGTGTCATAAACATTATCTGTGTACTCTTTAGCAGCTTCAGCTTGTTGTTCTTGTTTTTGTTCTTGTTCAGCAAGTTTTCTAGCTACTACTTCTTCTTGCATTCTATCTAATTTAGGTTTAAATTGATTAGCTTTTTGTTCTAATTTATTTAAATCATTCCAATCTGTAATTTCAGATTCAATTTCTTCTGGTGTACCAAATTGTGTAGCCCATAAATATTGTCTTGCAATTTCTGCTTGATCATACTCGTTAGTAGGATCTAATTGTCTTATTTCTTCAACTTGTGCTAATGTTTTAAACAACCCTTTTAAATCTTGACCACCATCTGCTACATATTTTGCAGCATATTGTAATTCTTCTGGAAGAGCTTTAAAAAATTCTTTTGGTGTATTAGCTCTTATCTTTTTTTCTCTTTCTTCAAAATTTGCTTCAAACAACTCTCTAAAATCTTTAGTACTGTATTCTTCTAAAGGTTTATCATCATCAAAAGCTACTAAACTATTTTCTTCAATCATCTTTTGAGCTAACTCATAAAGACTTGATTTATTAGCTGTAGGTTTTCCTTTTATATCAGCAACTTCTTCTTTATTTATTAAAACATCTAATTCAGCAATAGTATCTTTTACTTCTTGTTCTTTCTCTTGAACTACCTTTTTTTCTTCAGGAGTTTTTGAGGTATTATCCATAAAAGAATAATCTACATTTTCTTTTAAAAATATTGATTTTGGTTTTTCTTCCGCAGGTAGCATAATGCTGTCTGCATCTATCAATCCAAATATTTCATCAATATTTATATCTACTTGTTCTATTTTTGTAGAATCTAGTACTTGAGCGTTCTCAAGATTTACTTCTTTACTCATATTGTTGGTTTTTATTTATACTTTAATATACATAATAAACTTGATAAATTTAAAACTGAAATGTAACTTTTTAACCTTATATGGCTAAACTAACTTTTCTTTTTAACAGGTTTGGTATCAAATTTATTTTTATTAACTTTTGCTATTTCTAATTGCTTATCGGAAATACTTTCTTGAAGTTGTAATTTTTTTTCTTCAAGGTTCATTTTTTGAGAATGTCTTATGTTTTCATTGTTTTGTTTTTCTCTTTGTAAACTATTTTGATTATTATATTGCTCAGTTTGTCTTATTTCTTTCATTGAATCTTCAAAATCAGATTGTTTATTATCATTAAGATCTACCATTGCACCCATTCCAGAAGCTTTTATTTCAGCAACTAAAATATCTCTCTGTCTATTTTTTTCATCTCGTGTAGCATCAGCATCTAATTTAAGGTTAAGATTATTTTCTTCAGCTTTAATTAATTCTTCATGTTGTTGTTGCTGTTGTTGCATTTCATTTTGTTTTTGCAACTTCTGTTTTTCTTCAGCTTGTTTTAGATTAATATTAAGTTCTGCAATAGATTCAGATTGAACAACTTTACCTAAATCAAAAATACTAGCTCCAGTAGTATTATTTTGTATAGCCATTTGTTTTAGTTGTTCTAAAATAGATCTATGATTAGCATTAGTAGTAGCAAATATATTAAGATCTCTCATTAATAAATCTGTACCATTAATTTGAAAATTAATTTTTTCATCAGCACTTGATGTATAATTTAATCTTGCAGAAGGTTTAGTAGAGTTATAATATTGTGCTAAATCAGTTCTCATTTGATGAACTCTTGGCATTAAATAATCACAATGTTGAATAAAATATATTTCTGTTTGAGCATAAGAAGCACTAACAGATTGTTCTACTCCTGTAGCTGTCATTTGTGCAATTTGTTGACCCATCCTTTGAGGATTTAATCCTATTACTTCAAAAGCTTGTTGTTTAAAGTGATTAGCCAAATTAACTCTTGACATTAGTCTTTCTGTTTGAGAAAGATCTAGTTTTTGAAAGTGTTGATTGCTAAGTCCATTTTCAGTATTAGTAATACTTGTGTCTAAAGGTAATACTTGGAAATTTTTCATAGCTACATAAGCCTTGGCATAATTACCTTTTCCCCAATCTTCTCCTAATGAATGTCTTGGCAAAGCATTTTGATCTAGCATAATAACAGTACCTAATTCATCTACTAATATATCAGCAATTTGATTATTAACAATATTATATGCAATTTGAAAAGGTTTCATTAAATCAAGTAATGATGTTGATTTAGTATTTCTATCTGAAAATACAGATCCTTCTATTGGTATTTTACAACCATATAAAGAATTATCACCTTTAAATTGAAATTTTAACGGTCCTATTTTATTTTTATTAATTCCTAAATATATTGGAGAACAACCATTAGGGTTATCCATACCTCTAAAAGAAGGTGTATTAGGACCAATTTTTATACCACCCCATACTTCATTAATCCATATCCAATCAATATGTTCACCATAAATTAAATTATTTCTGGTTTTATTTTTCATTAATCTAGTATCATAAATAGGAACATCTATTACCATATAATCTTCTGATATAACTTCTGTAATAATTTCTCCATTTTCACTTACCTTAGTAAGATGTCCTAATTTTTTTTGAGATTTCCAATAATTAGTAGAAACTCTTAAAAGACTAGAATTATTATTAATACCGTATTCTTCATTTTCTAATAAAAGTTCTGTCATAATATCATTAGAATTTAATACAGAACCATTCATAGCAGAAGAATATTGTCTAAACCCTAATGAAGGTCTATTAGTATTCCAATCATGTGATTTAGTACCATCATAAAAACTACCATCATTTTGTAAACCTCCTATTGTATAACCATCTGATTTTATAGGATATAATTCTTCTAATGATAGTAATTGTTTTTCTGTCATAAGATACCCATATTTATCAATTGCATCCGGTATAGTCATTAAATCAACTTTACCTGCCCATTGTGCTTGAGAAAAATATCTACAATCTGGAGATTTATGATAGTAAGAAAGTATTGGATTCCACAATTCTACTTCATAATCATCTTCCATCATTTTAAAATGCCAAAACTCTCTATCTGCAATTAGCATATCTCTAAATCCTCTATCTTCTAATTCTTCCATAGAAAATCTTTCAACATCTACTTTATGCTGATGAGATGCCCATTGTTCAACCATAGATCTATAATCTTTTTTATAAAAAGATTCTATTTCTGGTAATGTTTTTAATTTTTCAGGGGATAATTCTTCTTGTGCTTCTTCTGAATCAGGATCTAAACCTTGAGCTAACAATGCAGCTGTAATTTTAACTTGTGCATTTGACATTAAAACTTCTTCTACATCTTTTCTTTTTTGTTCTAACATTTCATTATAAGAGTGTTCATCAACAGCTCTATATGATAGCTTAGTAGATCTTTTAGCAAACTCAGCAACTAATACATTTATTACATTTGGTATAATAGGGTAAAATTTTAATTCTAAAGCAGATTGATCTTCTTTTGTAAGAACATCAATTACATCTCGGTATTCATTATCTTCTTCTACTATATAATCAGACTTATCTATTAACCCTTTTGCAAGTTTATAATTCTTCATTAACCTTCTTGCATTCTTTTTAATCTGTCTTAACCCATTCCATTCATACCAATCCATATTCCAAGCAGCCCAATCATCATCTTTATCTTTTTTAGGTAAAAATTGCAATGGTTGGGTAATACTACCTATTTTATTATATTCTGTTTTTTTACCATTTTTAGCTTGAATAGCATTTATAATTTCCATACTATGTTATTTTAAATTTTTAAAAGCACTTCTTGATGTTTTTACTTCTCCTTTGTAAACAGCTTTACCTAAATGTCTAAAAGGACTGTTGTTTAATTTAAACAAATTTTGTGACTTTTGCAAATTTTTAGCTGAATCGTCCATAATAATTCGTTTAGCATATCCCCTATTAGATTGCTGTATTTTTACAAAAGCTACTAATGCACAAAAAGCAACAAGTCTATCTACATTGACTCCATCAGCATATTCTCGCATTTCTTTAAGTAACATAGGGTCAGGTATTCTTTCTATACCGTAGGTAACTTTTACAATAGTACCATCAGGTTTTGTTTTTACATCTAATTCTTCTTTAGTGTATTCAATAGCATAATTAAGAAGATGTTGTTTAAATAAAGTACCTGTATTTTTCCAACCATATTCTTGAAATACATTAGCATTCACATTAAGTTCTTTTAAAAACATAATTTGACTTTTCGGAACTAAATATTTTTGTTTTTTCCTTGAAATCATGTGTTGTATAAATAAGGAAATGTTATTTTCAATAACTGTCCATGCATTATACCATTCTATAATTAGTTCTAATCTTTGATGTGTTTTATTTAAATCATCAAACCTACCACACCATGCAGCTACTATTTTATCCGGTTCTATATACGTTTCTGTTTCTGTACCTGTTACTTTAGTAACTTCTACAGAAGTTTTCATTACATATATTGAACATAAGGATTCACTGGTTACGCTTTTTCCTTCAGAAACAGGATCTATAGAAGCATAGTATTGACCAAAACTAGGGTCTTTAACAGGTCTTTCCCATACTACTAAACAACCTGTTTTATCTTCTGTTTTTTTAGAAATAGGAAATTCTTTTATTGGTTGTTTATTAGATTGTTTTACAGAAACTTGTCCTTTTTCATCAGTAGATATATCTAAAAGTTCATAAGAATATTCTTTTTCTTCAATTCTTCTTTCTTGAGCTGTAACTAAATGTATAGGAAACTTACAGATTGTTCTATATGCAAAAGCTTCTTCAATATTTCTGGGATGTTGAGAAATTTCTAATTGATAAAGCTCTGGTGACATATCTTTTTTACAATCTATAAAATAAGATTCTAAGTATTTTAAAGCTTTTTCTACTAAACTGTTTCCATAAAGATCTATACAAGGAGGCATTGACCATTGTTCTGGAATAAATAAACCTGTTTTTCCAATAGTACCTTTTTTATCTAATAAATTAGTTTCTACTTTATAGATAGAACTTGCTGCTGGATTTATAATCATATCCTTTAAAGGTCCACATTGTGATAAATCTCCTACTGATCCGGCTGCTATAAACATCCCTGTAGTAATCATACCTGATTTTAAAGCTGGTTTCATATACCCAAAAGTTTGATCCATTTTAGGAGCAATACCTGCTTCTTCATGGAAAAAATATTTTACTGGTCCACCAACTCCTGATGTAGGATCTTTCTCAAAAGACATTCCTTGAATAGTACCTTTAAGTCCAACATCTGTTTTTCTATCTCCTTTTCTTACTTCAATTTTTTGTTGCCACATTAATATTTTATCTGGTGACATAGGTCTATGCCAAGCAGTATGTTCATTAAGAAAAGAAGCATATTCTGATAAAAATTTCCAAGAACCTTTTTCATTAATATAATCTTTAAGACTAGCCCCCATTTTAAGAGTAACTCCTTCTTCAAACCAAAGTTGATTAACTAACTTACCTATATGGAAATAAGAATTATGAGTAACAATAAAATCTTTTGTTATGTATAAATGATTGGGATTATCTACTACTATACAAGAAGATTCTTCTAAATAATCTAATTTTGTAATTGAAACTAGTACATTTAAAAAATCTCTTTTTTCAAAACAACCTTTTTTTGCACCAATTTTTCTATTTTCTAAAATAAAAGCATTTAATAAATCTAATTTAAATCTTTGATGTATTGTACTATCTTGCTCGTAAGTTAATCCAATTTCTAATAATTGTTTTGTATTAAGTATTTTAATTAACTGTATTTTTTCATCATATACTTCCCAATTATGTTCTATACCGCATCTAGTAGATCTACCATCTCCAAATTTAAATTCATATACATCAGATAAACCATTATTTGTTTTATGTAAAATAGTTGTTAAAGTACCATCTGGATTCCAAAGTTTATCTCCTGGTTGAATTTCACCCATAGTTTTCCATCCGGTTTCAGCTAAAACTGGTTCAGAATGAGGTTGTTCACTAGCTATCTGCCTCTTTTTAAGTATAGCGACATGTTCATAATTAAGTTCAGCTAACATTTCATACAATGCCATGTGATATTGAGCATCTCTAATTTTAGCAAAATCAAAAGATTGTTGTTCTTTATCAAAAATAGGTAAAAAGTTTAACCACATATAGTAGTCCCTACTTAAATACCATTTTTTACCATTATTAATAAAGAATACTCCTTTTCTACATTTAAGTTTTTGATCATCCCAATATGTTATAAAATCTTTAGATCTATAAGGAGCTATACAATATACTTTTTGATTTCTATATTTTATGGCTTCTGCATTAAAAACAATAGTTGTTTCATCAAATAAGTATTCTCCTGGTATTTTAAACAATGTTTTTATTTCTTCAAATAATTCTGTTCTAGAATTAAAATTAATTGTTGTCCAAACCCCATTATCCCAACAAGGAATGTTTTGATATATTTCTTTCATAATATTAAGAATCGTATGCTAAACCAATGCCACCTCTTACTTTGCTAGATTGTTCTTCTTTTAAATCTTTATAAACCCCTTTAAAAGAAACTCTTATTTGATCAAAGTTTTTAGCTGCTGAAATTAAAGAGTTTATATTACCATCTCTACCTGCTGTAATTACTGTAGTTTCCATATAAGTAGCTAATCTATCTAACATAGAAGCCATGCCTTTATAAGCTCTTGAAGTAGGTGTTTCATATAATTTTTTACAAAAAGCTAAACCAATAAAAATACTTTTATCTTCAGTAGAAAATTCAGCTTCTATTTCATTCAGTATAATATTTTCTTTTTCTATATCCGGAGTATGAAAAAAAGGATTTAAATCAGGATTAGGACAAGTCATATAGAATAAATATAAATATATTTTAAGATATTCCGTAGGATATTCATCCATGATGTCTTTAAGAGCTTTTAAGGTATAACAGTGTTCAGTTGGTACAACTATATTATTTTGAACATCAAATAGTTTAATTAACATTATGTATATTTTTAATTAATAATTTTTTGTAATAATTGTATTTTTCATATAATGTATAACAGATAAAACTTCATCTAAAAGATAATCTAATTCAATAACTGTAATTTCTTTAACAATAGGATTATTATCAGAATCTAATTTAGTAATAGGGTATCCGTATTCATCTAAAGATTCTATTTCAAATGTTATATGTTCAACACTTATTTTGCCAGGTTTTAATTTAGGATTATGTTTTAATATCATATACATATAAAAACTTAATTGTAAAGCATAATGATTTATATGACAATCATCTAAATGACTAATAGGACTTTTCATTTTATCAGTTAGTCCAGCCCAATTAGTGTAACCAACTGTTTTAATTTCTTTATTAGTTTTGTAATCAATTATATTTACATAATTGTTTATTACTTCTGCTTTATCAGTTTGACCACATATACCAACAGATTTAAGATAAACTAAATGTTCTGGATAAATACCTTCCTGTAACTTTTGTATTGGAGATATCTTTATACCATTTAAATCATCTAAAGGTTTAATAACAGGAAGTGTAAAACCATCTTTTTCAATAAAAGGTACAGAACAAATATTTGATTCTCTTTTATTATGGTATAAAGTTCCTAAATCAGTAGATCTAGTTGATTCAGTATTCCATATTTTTTGAATTTCTTCAGGAGATATTCCAAACCATTTAGATTTTTTATTTTTACTAACTTTTTCTGAAGTTAGTTTAGCATCAAAACCTTTCTTAAAATGACTTACTACGGTAGTAACACTTATCCAATTTATTTCTTCTGATTCATTATGGCTAGTATAACTATGATCTTTTGCGTTAAATAGTATACTCATTTTTTTAATTTTTCTAAATCATACTTCCAACTACATACTGTACACACTCCTTCACGCTCAGACATAGATACTTTTTGCCAGTTTTGTTTACAACTAGAACAGTTGTAAATAGTATTAATATCTTTAAGATAGTCATTCATATCTGATGAATAGTTTTTACCTTTATTATTACAAAGCCAATTTGCTACAGGACTGCTGTTACAAACCTCAACGGGTACAAATAAAGACTTCTTTTTAACTCTTTTATCAAATATTAAAAATTTAAATGTTTTGTTGAATATAGTAAATTCAAAACCTTTACCTTTATAAGCTATTGCTGGAGTTTGCTCAGAGAGAAACTCTTCCATATTTAAAATATCTTTACTCATAATATTAGCTTTTAAAATTATTTAGTATATCACCATGTTCTTTTAATAAAACCATACTTACATCATATAGTAAGTTAGAAGGTATTTCCAATAAACCTATAATATCATTATTGTTATCTACATGTTTTATAACAATATTAGTATCTGTATTGTAAGGTTTAACATAAGAAATTAAAAATTTAGCATTATCTTTTTTAATAGTTACTATACTTTCTAACTTTTTATTACAAGGAATTATTATTTTATTGTCATTCATTTTTTAAAATTATTTAATTTATTTTCTTCTTCTTCCGTAATTACAGCTTGCCATTTAGGTCCAGCAGGGTATCCACAATGTGAAGATAAAGATCTTAGTTTAAGTTTAAGTGAGCAACCACATTCATTACAACAAGGTCCTGTACCTACTACAAGACATTTATCTCCTTTTAACTCACAATTATTACAAACTTCTAATCTTTGTTTAGCAACATCTTCTACAAATTCATCCCTAATAATAATATTAGTAATACCTTCAAGAATCTGTGTTCGGTTCTTCCATATTTCGTTTAGCATATTCTTCATAAATATTTGATTTAAATTTTAATCTTTCTTTAGCCAAAACTATTAATTGTTCTTTTAAGTCTTTATTAAACTGTAATGTATTTTCTAATCTTTTATAATGATTATGCTCATTTAAAGTTTTAGGATTTAAACCATCAATACGTTTAGTACATTTTAAAATTACATTATTTACAGCTTTGGCTTTTATATAAAATTGACCTAATCCTACATTATTAATTCTAGGACGTTTTAGAGAACTTAATTCAATTCTTAATTGCTTATAATAAAATTCAATTACAGCTTCTACAAAATTTACATCTACATTTAAATTTTCAGCTACAGGTTTATATAATTCAGAGGCTTTCTTTGGGATCATCTTTTCCTAAAAATTTATAATCTAATACTATTATACCTTGAGATTGTATTTTTAATAAAGGATTGATTTTAATTATTTTTTTATTATTATTCTCCTTAATTATTAAACCATTTTTTTCTGATTTATTTAGGCAATTTCTTACAGTTTGAGGGGATTTAAAAATCCAAGATTCTTCTTCTGAACAATCATAACAAAAATGAGTTAATTCAACAGGTTCACTAAAACTAAGTAAAGTAAGACAATTTAAATCAGATTCACTCATTGAAATATTATTAATGTAACAATGAGTTAGAATTTGAAATTTTACTATGTTCCATTTAGATAATGTAACACGTTTTTGTACTTGATTTACAATTGCCATTACTCAACTTCTGGATTCTCAGTTTGAGAAGGGTTTAATTGATTCATAAGAGTTACTAATTGAGAATCATAATGAAATCTTTTAAATTTAAATTCTGAAATTTCAGATATAAGTTTTTCATACTTACATTGAATTTCTAAAAAAGGAATTGCATCTTCAAAATATTGTTTCATTTCTTCTTTTCTTTGATTCAATTCTTGATCTGTTAATTGTTGTTCTGTGGGATCTGTTTTCATTTTATATATTTAAAGTTTATACAAATATACTATTTTTGTTTAAACTAAATATATTTAAAATAAAAAATCCAAACATTTTAGTGTCTGGATTATATAAGATTAATTAAAATTATTTATTTTTAATTGTAAAATTTAAAATTGTAAATGCATAAAAGTTTTTAGTAATGTTTACTTCTAATTCTATTATGTTTACACTTAAAATTCTTAATTTAAATGTTAAAATTTTCCAATTTAATTTAGGATTTTTCCAATTGTTTTTATATTTCATTTTAAATTATTTTTAATTAGCTATTTCAAAATGCATAAAATCAAAATTCTTTTCACGTCCTAAAGAAAGAAATCCGTGTTTATAAAAAATATCAATCATTTGTTTATATTCAGGTCTTGCAAATCTAGCTGTCTTTGCAGTTTCTTTCATTTTGTTTCTTGCAGGATCTAAATCAACTGCAACTGCCCAAGAGTGTCTTGAATAGTCACTTCCTCCTCTCATTTGTCTAAAATTAAAACACCCTCCGAATAAGTCTATTCCTAATTCTTGAATTTTATCAAGTCCATATACTTCTAAAATTTCTTTAAAAACTGCTGTGAATTTATCTGCTACTTTACTATGACATCTCATTTTTGTTACAGTAGTTTTTAAATCCCAAGCTAATTTCATTGGATAAGGCAAAGTAATCATTACTAAACTATTCCCTTCTTGACTTGGTTTACCATACTTTGCTATTAGTTGTTTTGTTGTTATCATGTTTAAATTTTTATAATAATTGATCTTTTTGTTTTTTAATATATTTAGCTAAATTAAGAACTCTTTTGAAAAGATGCCATAATCCATATCCGCTTACATTATTTATTTTTTCATCTATAGAATAAATTTCATTAAGTATTAATGATATAACAGTTAATTTAGTAATAACTAATGGAATAGATATTACTAATAAAAAAAATTCTCCTAATAAATTAATATCCAATATATAAGATGTAATTATTAATAGATTATAAGTTAATGCTTTAGAAATAAATCTTGATAATCCATTACTTGATAAAGGCATGTTAGTTCGTTTAGCAGCCCAAACACCAAAACATGTGTCTAAGAATATAAAAAACCCTACTAAAAGAATAAATATTTTAAGAGGTGATATTAAAGATATCCCTATTAATGCATATTTAAAAAATGTTGATTTTAATGAGATTAAAATTGAAATTAATTCTTGCATCATGACAAAATTATTTTTTTAGATATTTAATTGTAAATCTTATAATCAGAATGATTAATACTAATGTTCCTATTACTGCTAAAAAATTTACCCACCAAGGAATATATTTAATTCTAACTTCTTTACCTTTAATATATGTAATTTCTTTTTCAATTATAGTATTACCTTTAACAATTGTGTAAACAGTATCTACAGTAGCTCTACTAGTATAAATGTTATTGTTTAGACTTGTTTGTAGATTTAAGATTTTTCCGTTTTTATCTCTTATAATATTATTTAACTTTGATAAAACATTACCTAAACTATCACAATATAAAGTATCTGTAATTGTTAATGTTTCACCAGGAGTTATTATTGTAGTATCTCTATATATAATAGTTTTGTTTACAGAAATTTCTTGTACACATAAAGGACAATATTTATTTAATTTTCTTTGTAAAGAACAAGATGTTAAAGCTAGTAAAG